TAACCATATAAAAGGAGAGTAGGGAATGACGCTCAATGAAATTGTGCACACAGTAGCCATGAGAACGATGGCTAAGAATATTTACGTTGACCTTGATGGTACATTACACCCTCATAAGTTTCCATCGGAAGGGTTATGGCACTTTGACGGTCAATTCTACTATTTACCTAAGCGTAACTCCGCACAATAAGGAGGGAGAGTAGCTATGAAAGTAATAGATGGTATTGTTCCACCAGCAACCAAAGAGATGCAAAAAGGGCTGCAAGATTCTGCTCTAACAACTGTAAGATGAATGGTCGCAGGAGAAGGTTGCGTGGTTTACCAGAGGATGCCCCTCGTGATAAGCTCTAGGTAGGAGAATCAAATGGACAATAAATACTTTGTAACAGATGATACGGCACTTGCAGCTTACCTCTACCTCTGTGGCTTAGAGTTTATGGAGGGCACGCTTTGGACAACCGGAGTAAGAAATAAAAAGTATATTATTGTCGATACTCCTGAACGAAAGAAGCACGAGGAAGATTTTTACCTGCGACGCACCCACGTAGCCCCTATGGACTACCATGATGCCCGAGTCACCGTATCTAGGTTCTTAAAAAGAGAGTGTCGAGACCCTCGCTTCGATAGCCTATAAGTGCTAGAATAAGAGAAAAAGGAAACAAAAATGCAACCAAACTCAAACGACCCTCTACAACCTCTAAGACAAATAAGTGCAGCCCAGGGTGCAAGTTCGTTCCACGAGCAGCAACCAGCAGACGCTAAGGCTACCAAGCCTCAAAAAGTTGAACCGCCTAAGCGAACCATAAACACAGAACAAGAGCAGAAAAAATGGTCTGACCGCTTTGAAATTGCCAAGACGTACCAGCAACCACTATTCGAGAAGTGGTCGAAATGGTACGACGACATGTATGCTCACGTAACAAACCAAAACCTCGCTCCATGGCGATCAAAGGTATACATGCCTATCATCTCCTCTAAGGTGTGGGATTTGATTTCTCGCTTTATCCAGTACCGACCAGGCTGGGAAGTGGACATCCGTACTCTTCCAGTAAACACATTGTCAAAGGAAGCCTTTGATTTATACATGAAGGAAATGAATCGTCGAGCTGAGGTTGTTAAGATGAAGCTCAACTACGACTACGACTGCCCTCTCATGGAAGATTCTATCCAGGACGAACTGTTAGCAGTGATGTTGGATGCCTGTGTTACTGGGCAAGGTCTCGGACGAGCACCCTACCTTACCAAGTCTACTGACTATAAAAGTTATCCACAGGGTGAAGCTGGTGGTAACGACTACTCGAAAGTTAAAACTGACACCGCACAAGAAGGCTACAATGCCTTCACGAGCGTTAATATATTCAACTTCTTCCTGAAACCAGGAGCGAAATCTCTACAGAAATCTCCCTGGATAATTATTGCTGACCAGGTTCCAGTTTACGAACTAGAGCGTGACCCTAAGATCGACAAGACTAAACTAAAAACCCTAAAAACAGGAGCGATCGTCAACGAGTTTGCCCGCTACGAGGCTTCACGAAACCGTCTCGTGACCACTGAAGATGCCAACTCCCTCGACACTACTACTCAGATGGCACAAGTTTACGAGTGCTGGGATAAAGAATGGAACGAATTAGTAATCTACGGCGTTGGTGAAACCGGATGGGTTGAGCTTTACAGAGGTCAGAATGTTTATTGGCACAAAAAGTACCCACTGGTTGCATTCTACATTCGACGTAAACCGCAGCAATTCTGGGGTGAATCAATCTTTGAAAACTCAGAAACTCTACAAGCTGCTATTAACGATGTATTCAATCACTTCATGGATTCGCACAACATGGCTGATGGTATGGTTGCGATTGAAGAAGGCTCTGTCGTTGAGCCTTACGTCATTGAACCAGGTGGCGAACTTCGTTACCGAGGGGAGATTCCTAAGCAGTTCAAGTTCCCATCACCAGATGCAAACAACGTACAGACCGCAATGAATGTTATCAATGGTGCCATCGAGAATGCGACCATTTCTCAGTATGCATCAGGTGTACCTAATAGCTCCACCGACCAAACCCAGGGTACAGCCACTGGTGTAACAAGAATGATGGAAGCAGCAGCAGAAAAAGTTGGCTTTATGCGATCTAACTTCCGCCGATCATGGCGTGAGGTTGGGCAGATGTGGCTTTCTAACACCCAGCAGTTTATGCGTACCGACGCTGTTTATCAAGAAACAGTCCGGGGAGAGACTCAGACCACTATTCTTCGACCAGAAGATATGACAGGCATATTCGGTGTAAAGATTGACGACAACTCATTTGAACCAGTATCTAAAGATCAGAAACGAACAGACTTCCTTGCATTCAAAGACTTCACACTTCAGATTCAAGCTGCATCTGTTGAGCAGGCTGCTCGCACGCAAGACCCTAACCAGGCTCTTAATATAGACTTCAACGAGTTCTTCACTCGTGGTGCCGAGCACTTTAGTGAAAACTCCGGTCACTTTATTGTGGATAATACTAAGATTACTCCACAGCAACCAAGTGAACCGATTGCTCAAACTCCACCTACCGACCCTAATGCTCCACAACCAGAGCTAACTGAACCGATGACCCCTGAAGATGCTGGTGCAATTAGCGAAGATGGCGTACAATCTGACGGTAAGAGTATGCCAAATACCTTCCCGATTAGAAGCGTAAACTCACCAGTATTGGCGTAAGGAGAAGAAAATGTCTGACTACACACAAGACCTAGCAAAAAAACTTGAGGCAGCTCGTAAGCGATTACGTGATGCTCGAGAGATCAAAGCCCTTAAAAGCTCAGCCCCCACCCTATTCGAGATTATTGATACCGAGATTAGCCTCCTAGCCAACCGTGCACTAGCTGGCGATAAGCCTCTTGGATATGAAGAGTACCTATCTGCTCACGGTGAAATGAAGATGGCAAAACGGATTCGCAATCTTATTGACGGTAAAGAAATGGAAGAAGACCAAGCTTCTCAAGAAGTTGAAGCTATATCTGGTCAACTAAAGCAATTCCAAGATGACGCAAAGAAGCAACAGTAGAGAAGAAGACGACCGCCGGGCAGAAGGCTCGAGGACAAGGATGGAAACTACCCATGGTGGTGAATTAGTTGAAGCAATCGCTCCGGAAGAATTGCAGCCAGTGAACGATGCATCTTGCAAACATGAGAATCTCGTACCCGACCCAACTGAGACCGACTTCAATGCATTTACATGTGCTAATGAAAAATGCGGAGTTGTGTTATTATTTGATAAGACAAACTAAATGGAAGGAAAATAGAAAATGGAACCATCAGCTCAAGACGTAGCAGCAGTACAAGCAAACTTAGACGGAGGGCAGCCGGTATCTCAGCCAGCTCCCCAGGTACAACAGCCTGCTCCGCAACCAGCACCAACGTACACACCAGGGGTAGCAACTCCTACGCCAGCTCCTCAGCAGCAACCAGCTCAACCAACACCGCAGCCTGCTCCGAGTCAGCAACCACAAGACCCATTCTCAATGTTTGGGGCATCACAACCTACGCAGCCGACTGAGCAAGTGCCGACTCCACAGCCAACACGAACGCCTGTGGAACCCTCTCAGCCTGCTACCCAAGAACCACAAATAACAACTCCAGCAGCAAGTACTGCTGCCCCAGTTGAAACGCAGTACCAGACCTTCGATCAGTACATGGAAGAAGTCACTGGTCAGATGGGTACTCCACCTGAAATGCCAGATATGAAGAACGTCAACCCAGATGATGAAGAAAGCGTAAAGACATTCTTTGACGATCTTGTTAATACAGCAGTAGAGAAGGCATCTCAACAGATGTCACGCACTTCAGCTATCCAAGCGACTGAACGCCGATTATGGGATGAAGCATTCACCACTTATCCAACCCTGAAGGCGAACAGAAACCTACGTGATATGGTTCACGCCATCCGTATTGGGGAATTTAATAAGGGTATTGCGATCACCCCAACCCAAGCTGCCGATCGTTTACTTGATGCTCTTAAAGGACAATACCAGCAAGGTATTGCCGACAACCAAGTACAGACAACAATCGAACAAGTACAGCCTACAGGCGGTGGTAGTCAGCCAATTCAAACTACCAACGATCAACAATCTGTTTTGACCTCTCTACAAACTGGTGGCGAGGAAGCCCTGGCTGCTTATCTGGATACCCAGGTAAAAGCTGGAAGAATATAATTGTTGCATTGATTTCTGTACATGTGATATTATGTGCGTATAGCAGCAGATAACTGCGACTAAAAACAAACAAGGAGAAAAAATCATGGCAATGTCTACCAACTACAGCAACCCTGCTTTGAAAGAGGATTTGCTTAACCTTATTACTAACCTAAGCCCAACTGAAAACCAGTTAGCAACCGGACTTAAAAAGAGCAAAGCTCAAAGTTCTGTGCACTCATGGTTAGTTGATAGCTACGACGCTACCACTACAACCAGCACAGACAAGAAAACAGTTGAAGGTGCTGATTACGGTGCGGGCGACGTTACTAACCCAACTCGCAAAACTAACTACACCCAGATCATCAAGCAAGACTGGAAAGTATCAGGTACTGAGCAAGCAACTGCTCACGCTGGTATGCAGTCACCAAAGGCTTACCACATGGCTAAGTCAATGGTTCACTGGAAGAACAAGCTTGAATGGTCTCTATTAAACGGTGTAGCAGCAGCAGGTGATGCATCAACAGCTCGTGAAATGGGTGGTATCTTCGACCAAGCTACTACTAACAAAGTAGCTAACGCAGCCACCAACCTTACTGAAACTCTATTGAACGATTACTTCGCTCAGGTATGGGGTACATCAGCTAAGGCTCCAGATGCAGTTTACATCCACGGTGCAGGTAAAAGAGTTATCTCAGGTTTCACAGCCGGAACGACTAAGTTTACCAAGGTTGAAGACAAGCGACTTATCAATACTGTAGACGTTTACGAAAGCGACTTCGGTGTGGTAAAAATCTTCCTTCACCGCTTCATCAACGATGTTGTAGCAGCTCCCGACACAGGTAATATCGCTATCCTCCGTGAAGATACCTGGGCTATCGCAAGCCTTCGTGAGCCAAATAACTTCGACGCTCCAAAGGGCGGTGACTACGAGAAGGGTGCCATCATCGGTGAAACCACTCTCGAAGGTCTTTACGAAAAAGCCAACTTCGTTGGTAAGGGCTACACAAACCTTTAGCCCACTGGGTGACTAAACAAACTGGACTGTCGCAAGGCAGTCCTTTTTGGTATACTGTAATAAAAGAGGAAACAAAAATGACTACAAAAGAAAAAAAACTAGTAGACGCAGTAGTGAACGCAGCAGAATCTGGTGACCGTGCTCGTCACTGGAAAGCAGTCTACGACTTACTCAGGTTTACTAATAAGAAAGCTCGCAAAGAACAAGACGAAGTGGCAGCCGATTGTGCTCTCATGCGTAGCAAAGGCATATTTAAGAAAACAAAGAGTAAAAAGATGGGTCTCCGGTTCGGTGTCTCGATACCTCCTATGACCTGGAATGCACTCGTAGAAGCCGATCGTCTGGCGTATGGTCGCTCTGATCTGTTTAATACAGATAAAGAAGACTATAAAACCAAGGATGGTAGTAACGTAATAGTGAAGGACTTGGAAAAAGCATTTCCACAGTATAGGGTAAGCTAACATGGCACGAACAATCACTCAATCAGATGTACTAAACTTTCTTCACAACCAAATGGGTCACCGAGTCAACCCGGGCGGAACAGACGACGACTTAAAACGCTATATTCAAGAAGCTTTTGAATACTGCTGGCGATACTATAAGTGGACATTCTCACTTAAAACCGGAACCATCGGAGACGATGGTTTACTACCAGAAGACTTCGATTACGAAGGCTACCGTAGTTTTGAGGCTTTCACTGAGCAAGACCTTGCTGACCCCAATAGCACAGGAACAGTTGCGATAGTGTGGGATACAGACAATAGCCGGTATATTACTAGCCCAGTTACTGAGAGCGACATTACCTATCAGTATGAACCACCAGTACTTTCTGATACTGGGGTACCGTTCCCATCTGTATCTGTCTTGGCAGAAGGTGCACTGATCTTCGCTAAAAGAGGCGAAAACCCAACTCGAGCCGACATACAACAGGAGTGGGACGAATGGCATAGTCGACTAGATCGTTTAGTTGGACGAGCCGACAACGCAAAACCTCGACGACCTCGCAGCTATCATGACGTAGTAGGGTCTTATGTAGGTAATGTGGGGTAAGCCATGCAAGACTGGCAAAGACAACCAAGATACAAGGTACGGCAAAAAGGTGCCAGTGCTCCCTATCAAGAGATTCGAGTCATCAACCCTTCCAGGGGTCTCAATCTTCTCATTGCTGATATTCTCTCGAATGATAAAGAAGCCACCAGTGGCTCAAAGAACATCGAGTATGTAGAAGGCGGTGCAGTTCGTAAACGTATGGGTTACGACGATACGCTGACTGCTGGGCTTTCAAATGCTCCAAAGGGTCTCGGTTCTTATATCTCAGAATCCTCAAACTACCTTATTACCTCTGATGGAGGTGTGTTGAAAGGGTACCAAGCTGGTACTTGGAGTGCACTCGCTGGAGCAGTAACGCTTAACGCCAACGCAGACATTACGCTGACTTCACTATTCCAAAAGACCTACGCCTGGGACGGCGTGAGTGGTGGTATTGTGTGGGACGGCTCATCTGTAACCCGCCCAGGCACAATGCCCCGAGCCAAGTTCTCAGTTATCTATAAAGGTTATCACGTCGCCTCTGGGGTAGACGGACAACCATTCAGACTTTATTTCGCTCCAGTAGGCGAACCATCCCGATTCACTCGTGGTGGCTCAGCTCCTACAGATGGCTCACCCGATCTAACAAGTGCTGCTGGTGTACCGGGAGCAACGGTTTTCTCTGGTGATACTTCTCCACAGGCTATCGATATTAACAGAAACGATGGTCAGAAGGTCACAGGTCTTGGGTTCTTCCAGGATGTTTTGATTGTTTTCAAAGAAAACTCGATCTACCAACTGTATTTCAACGCTGAAAACGGCTTCGTAGTTGAGCGTATCTCCAGTTCTTATGGAGCAGTTTGCCACGGTGCAATTGCCTCTGTTGAAAACGATTGCTACTTCCTCACAGATAAGGGCATCTATGTACTCGGTAACGAGCCAAACTTCTACGCAGCCATCCGTACAAATGAACTATCTTCCAGAGTGAAGACGCTCTTGCAGCGAATCAATCCGAGCCAGTATGCCAAGTGCCGTGCTTACTACTTTGATGACAGGTACTTCCTAAGCGTGCCACTTGACCAGAGCACTGACTGTAACGCTATGGTTGTGTATGATCGTCGATTCTACGCCTGGGCTTACTGGGATAATATAGCAGCTAACGATCTGTTGGCTTTCAAAGATCGAGATAATACGAACGAGACCAAACTCTACTTCTCTGAGTATGGCAACGCAGCAGTATGTGAGTTTACGCCAGGCACCTATAACGATAAGGGTGAGGCGATCGAGGCGGTGTTTATTACCAGGGCGTTTGAAGGTAAAGCCGTTGACCGTGAGAAATACTGGTATGTGCTCCGCCCAATCTTCCGGCTGACTACTGGCTCAGTGCAAATCTCATTCACTACAGAGAATGGTTCACTTGGTCGTCCGGCATCGGTAGCCCCAGTTATGACTGGTGGTCTCGGTGTCGACCAGATCGGTGCTTTATTATACGGCACCTCCCAGCAAGACACGTACACAGATGGAGACTTGGGGCTGACCTCTGATGGAGACGATACTACATCATCTGAAACTGACTCCTCACATGCGATCTTTGACATCGGTATTAACATCGACTCACGTACTCTGAAGACCAAGTATATGAATAACGGTCTCAACGAAACCTTCACTCTACTGGGGTGGGTCATCTTATACCAGGTCAAAGACCCAGAACGCTTTGACGGTGCCTATACAATCAGATAAATAAAGTGCTATAATCAAGCCATAGCTAATCTGCTTAAAACAAAAAAGGAGACAAAAAATGGCAAGTTGGAAAGATAGACTAAAGAACTTGGGTAGCGGTATGGGCGTAGCCTCAGCCGGAGACCTAATATCTAACTTAGATGCAGCAAAAGACTGGGTAGAGCGATCACTCGGATTTAACCCGGCTGAACGTGGCTCATCTGGTCGAGCAAAACAAGAGGCAGAACAGAAAAAGAAAACACAGCAACGTGGCGGTGGCGGTGGCGGTGGCGGTGGCGATGGCGGTGGTGGTGCTGCTGTTAGTTCATTCTCAGCTCCAGCAGTTGACCCAGATGCAGCTCAAATTGCTGATCTTCGCTCTCGTATTACAGGCAGAGGCTCAGAGATTGCCGATGCTTACGAGATTTTATTCGGTGACCTAGATAAGCTCCTCAGAAGCCGTAGCACAGAGCTTGAAGAACAGTATGGCGACCAGCTCGAAACTGCCTCTAATACTTACGCAGAGGCTATTCCAGAAATTGATGCGAGTTACGCAGCACTTGGTGCATACGACTCTACTAACAGGGGTGATGCTCGAACTAAAGCCGACAAAGGCTTCCAGGAGACTACTAAGACAATCGGTAAGAACAAAGAAAAAGACCTCGCAGCTCTTGGTCAGTACGGTAAAGAACAACGTGCAAGATTCAAAGCTGACCGTGACGCAGCCAATCGAGCTGTCTCAAGTGCAGGTGAAACTACAGATGTAGATGCACTTCGAGGACTTGCTAACGATCTCGATACTAACCTCTCTCAAACAGGGGTTACTCGTGCTACTCTCGGTACAGACGGCTCAGCTCGTAAAGAACTCGGTAAACTTACAGACGACGCTGGAAGATATCAAGCAGCAGTCAACGCCCTCGATTCGATTATTAACAGCTCAATGAGTGGTGCAGTTAAACAGGCAGCCGTTACAGCCGTAACAGATGCTGGCGGGCTGTCCGATGTTGAGAAGAAAAAAATTCAAGACACTTACGGCAACGTATATTCTGAGCAAGCAGCTCTCTAGGAGGTAACATGGGAGGCTTCTTTACAAGAGTCGGGGACTTCTTCCGGGGAGCCTTTGGTGAAGACGATCAAGAGAGAAAGCGTCGCAAGCAGCGTGAGGCTCAAGAAGCTGCTGCCCGAAAGCAGGCTCAACCTAAGCAGAACCAGGGTATCGGGGGTTTCTTCAAGAACTCAACCGCTATTAGCTCTAACCTGAGTACTGAAAAAACTGATAAGCAACAGAAGCTCCAGCAGCAAGAAACTCAACGCCAGACCCAACAACTTAATCAATCACTCAGAGGTGATAAGAATTTCTTAGCTTTGTCAGAAGGCGAGAAACAGAGAAAAACTGGTGTAGCAGGTTCGCTATCTTACCTATACCCTGGGAAGAGTGATGATTACGAACGAAAAGTCAAAGCAGACAGACAGGCTACTACTAACAAAGACAAGTATGTTGCAGCCTACGATAAGATGACACCCGAGTATCAGAAGATTCTGGTTAATCAGGCAACTGAGAAAGCCAAAAAAGGCGACAAAGCTGCTATCAATACACTTAACGCACTCAAGGCGACAGGTCGTCTGAAGGGCGACGCATGGGACTTCATCGAGGGATACAACGATAAACTTTTTGGGGGGACTACGAGAGGCTTACTCAGAGCAGCCGACTTTGTTCTGCCAGGTAAGAATACTTGGAACTTAGAAAAGAATGCTGATAAACTAGACCCAACAAAAAATAGCACACAACAGTTTAGTCAATCTGGTAAAGCGGGTGAGACTACTGGTACTGGCATGAAAGCCGGGTTGGATATTGCCACACTGATGATTCCTCAAACAGCCATCGACAAGGGCTTGAAGGGTGTAACCATATTAGAAAAGCTAAACGATGGGAGCACGATCGCTCGCTATGGTGGGCGACTTATTCGTCTCGTGCCCGGAAGCGTGGCTGGCTCAACCATCGACGCTCTCCAACAAGTAGGACGTGGCGATAAAGTAAACGCCCCCAAAGCCGTAGGTACTGGTCTCGCCACAGATGTTGCTATCGATGCTCTCCCTGGTGGTGCTCGTTGGATTCGTAGGTTATTTGGCAAAACTAACGCAGAAGACGTAATTGATGACGCTCTCAAGCAAGCAGATAACGTAAAAACTGCTGTCACTCAAGGTTCTCGAGTGGCAGATGACGCAACACCCGCCTATCAACGTGGATTCGGTACACCGGAACCCACAGCCCGCCAAGCCTACGAAGCAGAACGCAGTGCTGCCAGGGGTGAAGGTAAAACATTCCGCAGAATGCAGGATGAAGGGCTTAACCCAGGCGATGTAAACGATATTCCAGCCTACCAACGTCGTAATTCCGACGAAGTTATCAAAGATGCTGAAGATGAGCTTGCAGATGTGAACAAACAGCTCGACACTGCTCCAGAACAGGCGATAGAGTCGTATAAGTTCCGTGAACAACAGCGATTAGCCGAGGCAATCAGGGAAAACCCGGAAGCTCGGGACGCTCTCATCGCAAATTACCAGCGAAAACTAGCAGCCGTCGACAATTTCGACAATCTTAACGAATATCGCAAGACTCTTGAGGGCAGAAAAGCAGAACTTGAGCAGTTAATTGCAGATCAGAAGGTAGTAAAAGAGAAAACCGACGAACTTCTCGCTAAGCAGGCAGATGAAGCAGCGAAAACAGTAGATGCCCAGCAAGCAGCCACTGCTGAGGTACAAGCTGACCAGGCAGCCCGCACTGCTCCCGCCCCAGGCGAGGTTGTTCAAGAGGCTCCTACCCAGGGTTCACCAGAACTCCAGGCAAACCAGGGCACTCGCCAATCAACAGAGGATATTCTTTACGGAGATACCAACACCTTCCAAGAAAGAGGTGGATTATCTGCCGGACAGCGATTATCCCCAGATAGACTTATTCGTGAAAGAGTTACCCGCCCAATCGGTGAGGCAATTGATAATCTAGCCGAAAAATTACAGACGAGCAATAGCCGATTCGGTAGATTCTTCGGTAGAGGCGGTACTGGGTTCAGTCGAGAACTAGGTGTTGACGCAGCTACTCAGACTGCTCGTATGCAGCTCCGTGGTGGCATTGAAGCTGGTAAGGTAAACCGCCAAAGCATTGCTGATCTAGGCAAGGGTATGACAGATGAGCAACTAGCTGATGTATGGGCTACGATTGATACAGAATACGGCTCTCGTCTTGGTAAAAACATCTCAGTTGAGAATCTATCTCCAGAACAGCAGGCATTACGCCAGAAACTCGTGGACATCCGGGACAACACTACTGTTGAGAACATGCGTCGTGGTCTTATTACTAAAGAACAGGCTGCTAATGGTGATTACATAAACCGTGACTACTCAGTCTTCTATGAACCCGACAGTGAAGTCGGTCAGTTTGAACGTGGCTTCAGAGGGGAACTTCTTAACCAATATAAAGGACGAAAACAGGTTTCAGACGAGTTAATCGAGAAAGCTATCACAGACCCTACCTACTTGGTAGGAAAGAAGCAGGCTCAGAGTGAAGCAGCCTGGGCAATGCAAGATTACGGTAATTACCTTGCTCAAAGTGGCAAAGTTGTAGATCAAGCCCAACCAGGCTACGTGCAACTACCAGATACACCACTGTTCGGTGATGCTGCTGGTAAGTTTGTACCAAGAAACCTAGCGGAAGATTTCACCGGGTTCCAATATGATATGGCTATTACATCTGCTTTCAACGACATGATTACCGCTTACGACAGACTCGGTATACGCCAAGCTAAAAAGCAATTACTGACAATCTTCAACCCAGCAGTTCGTCTCGGTAACCAGGTCACCAACCGTGGCATCTTCTCGCAGCTAAGTGGTATCAACCCAGTAAGATTCAACATTGCCATGCAAGCTGCTAAGGATGAAATGGCTAATCAGGGTCAGCTTTACAGAGAGGCTGTACAGCAAGGTTTAACAGGGGTGGATATTACTCAGGCTGAGTTCTTTGCCAATCGGATTGCCAAAGCAGGTGAGGATGTAGACAAAAATATCGCTAAGAAAGCCCTAGACTGGGCTCGAACCAGCTACTCAGGTGCAGATGACCAAGCTCGTGTAGCAGCCTATATGGTCAAGCGACAACAGGGGTACGACCCGGTTGAAGCTGCCCGCCAAGTTCAACGAGGCTTCCAGGACTACAAGTCAGTTGGTTTCTTCTACGATATGGCAGCTAAAACTCCAATCATCGGTAACGCTTTCGTAAGATTCGCAGCCGATTCTATGCGTATTGCCAAGAATGCAGCAGTAGATCACCCACTCAGAACACTTGGAACAATCGCAGCGTGGTCTGCATTTACTAACGGTATGAGCGTATTGTCAGGTGAGAGCACTGCAGGAGAAGGTAACGCAGCTCAAAAAGCCTTCAATCTTGTTACGGGTAGTGCAAAGTCAGAGGCTCAGAAGGAACGTGAGAACCGCTTTGGTGCTCCTAAACTACCGTTCACCAATATATCTGCAGCAGTACAAACTCCGTTCGGAGAAGTTAACGTTGCTCGCTTTATGCCGTGGTACTCACTCAATGATATTGATGGCGGTAGTGTGGTACAGAAGATGCTACCACTATCGCAGTTGCCATTCGAGCAAGGTGAAGACGGTAAGTTCAAGCTAAACCCACAGGCTATGAATGACCCATTACTCGGTCAGTTTGTACAGCTTGCTATGGATGAAGACTTCCGTGGTAAATCAATCCGTGACCCGAAGGCTAACGGAGACAAGTACGCCATGGCTCCACTATCTGGTGAAGATCAGCTCAAGAACGTGGCTCGCTTCTTATTCAACAACAACGGTGGGCGTGAGATTGACCAGCTTGTATCCGCAGCCACTGGCAACCCAGACATCTACGGTAAAGACCGCAATATCTGGCAGGCACTGGCTCGTGATGCTGGCTTCAAGATCGAACAACAAGGTGCAGAACAAGCCAAAGACCGTGCTTCAATGAAGTCCTACATAGAGGATAAAGCCGAGATTGACAAACAGCTTGAGGGAATGAGTCCTGGTGCACAGGAAGCCTGGAAGCGATTGACTGGATACTATAAGCTCCGTGAACAGGTACCTAACGAGTTTGAACCAGGTGAGACCAGAGATAAAAAAGCTGAAGTTTACGAGTTTTCAGAAGATAAATGGAAAGACTTTGCTGCTCACCCAGAGTTGTATAAGCTCATGGTTGATAAAAAGAAGCGTGAGTTTGAGCGAGATGGCAAGCCTATCCCGCCAGAGTTCGATGAACGTCTCTCAGATTCGTTCCGTACCCAGATTCTCCAGAACAAGATGGTTGCCCCCGGTGATGATGCTGAACTAGATCAACGCATGTACTCTACCCCTGAGTGGGACTACTACATGAAACTCAAAGATGAGTACAAGAAAGAAGCCTCTAAGTACTACCCTGAATCAGATAAAGACGACTTCGATGATGAAACCGTTAAGTATGAAGATGGCAAGTTCCCAGAGAAACCGGACATCCTAAAAGCCTATTCAGCAGCATACAAACAATACGCCGATGGGCAAGCAGCGAAACCTCAATGGAATGATGCTTTAACGGCTGCTAAAGAGGCTTACAACCGTGAGACGCTACAATGGACAAATACAGCCAGAAAAGCTCGTGGGCTGCCCGCAATTACGTGGGACGTATGGGATAACCCAACCTTCGGGTTCGATTCAACGCCTTCAGGCGGTGGCTTCGGCTTCGGGCGAGGTGGCGGAGGGGGTGGTCGTGACGTGAATACGCTCACCGAGTTGACAAACTTCTCAAACGGTGTGAAAAGATACGACCCGGTTGAGGCTCAAGCAATGCCTAACACAGTTGCAATTTTCCAGAAACTGATGGCTCCAAGAGGCGGAGGACGTGCAAAACCCAAATTAGGAGCTAGTAGCAGTGGCAGATAAATGGTAAGATAGTAAAAAAGGAAAACAAACATGGGTCATCAAAACTTTTTCGCCACAAGACTAACAACAGACATCGGTGCATCAGACACCACAATTACTTTAGAGACAGCTCCAACAGAGACATCCGGACGGCTCGTTCTCGAAGCTCGTAACCCGACTCAGCGTGAGATCATCAAGTACACAGGGGTAGCAGGTAACGACATTACAGGTGTTACCAGAGGCGAAGGTGGAACCTCCGCTAAGACCCACACTCGTAATGCTCTCGTAGAGATGAATCTCACAGCCGAGGATATTCAAGACCTATATGATGCTTACGATTCATTCGTAGCTTCCAACGCTAACGGATGGGTAGACCTTCTTTCAGCTCCTAATACAGTCACAGCTTTAGGCAACAGATCATACTCGATGGTATTTAATGGTGTAGATCACACTGATCTGATCTCCCCAGGGATGCGACTGAAACTTACCCGTACAGTAACAGCTCCTACTCAATGTGCAGACCTCGAGAGTGGGTCATCTCATTACTTTAATAAGACCTCGCCCTCGGGTATGACGTTCACTGATGACTTCACAGTAAGTGCATGGGTGAAGTTAGAGAGTTATACGGGGGGTGCTCAGACAATTGCATCTAGATATAATGGCACATCAGGGTGGGCTTTAGAAGTACAGTCATCGGGGCAGGTAGCCATAATCGGATGGAATAATAACTCTGCTAACTATTCCCAAATACTATCCGCCCAATCTGTCCCTCTAAATAGGTGGGTTCATATTGCAGCACAATTAGACATGTCGGCTTTCACAGCCACCACCACTACTTCTTACGTGATGATAGATGGTGTAAATGTGCCTGGTACAGTGTCAAGAGGAGGCACAAGTCCTACGGCTTTAATACAGGCAGGTAATTTAGAGATTGGCTCAAAAAACGCAGGCTCTTTCTTCGACGGCAAAATAGCCCAAGTAGCAATCTACTCAGCTAAAGTAACTCAAGCTAACATACTAGCTACAATGGCACAAGGCTTAACAGGTTCAGAAACCTCACTTATTTCAGCATACTCATTTAATAATACTTTGAATGACCTATCAGCTAATGCCAATAATCTTACAGCTCAGAACTCCGCAGTTGCTACTGCTACAGATTCACCTTTCGCTGGTGGTTCGGTAGGTACTACAGAATACGGTATTGTAACCGCAGCAGCTTTCTCAACCAACACCACTCTTACCGTACAAGTACCAGAAGGCTACGCTCTACCAACAACAGGTGGAATAAGTGCAGTTAGCTACTCGATAAATAAGATACCTTATGGATTCCCTATACAGGCAGATAAGTGGTCATTAAAGATGATACAGTCCTCCACAGACAGAACTACTACAAGCACAACTTTTGCAACATTGACAGATAGCATAGTGCTGCCAGTTGGTGCTTGGAAATTCAAATATAGGGTATTACTCCAAGTCACTGTTAATAGTACGAATAACAGGATAGCGACCTTGACCTTGTCATCGGATGGCTCTACAGAAACAGATTTAGAGCTAACAACAGAAACAGGCTTCCAGCCAGTGGCAGCCACGGTGAATAACGAAGTCGTGGTTTACGCTGAAAAGAATATATCTGCAAGTGCAGCTACTACCTATACGGCACTAGGAAAGGTGAACGGGGCTGGCGGAACTCTAACTTTAGCAAACTCAGCTAGAGGATTCATCATAACAGCAGATTGTAACTATCTCTAGGACACATCATGGCAGAACCTAGCAACTCAGATTTATACGAAAAACTAGGCAGAATGGAAGCCACATTTGAAACACGCCTTAACGACATCCTAACTCAAGTGCAGAAAACTAACGGCAGAGTAACTAAACTTGAAAAATGGAAAGATAAACTAGACGTAATTGCAGAATATACCAAAGAAGAGAAGATTGATGGTAAAACTGTTAAGGTTGTAGACTGGGAAAAGATAGTCTATTACGCATTAGGACTTGTCGGAACTGCACTAGCTATTGTTCTGGCGATGGCAACAAAAAAATGAGTGATTTAGTTATACTACTATTTGTGATTAGAATCATACCTCTAGCGTGGGCTGGAGCAGTGTCTACAAAGCGACGTAATTATCTAGGTATGTTAATCTGTTTACTCTACATTTGTGTTACTACAGTTAATCTAGTATTTGCTAAACCAGCTCTAAACGCTGTATTCTCAACTCCACTCGTGTTCTTGACTGCTTGGTATATAATCAAGACAGGGCATAGACCTAAGATTAAGATAGTTAAGGAGAAATAATGTTAAAAAGAATCAAAGGTTTTATCAACACTAAGAAGAAACCAGATACAGACTTCAAGGGTAGAGTTTATGAGGTAGAAGAATAATGGCAAGCTTACAACAATTTAGAGAATGGGCAGTCAAGAATGGTAAAGTAGCTAACCCAGATGGTAGTTATAAAGGGCAGTGTGTTTCATTGATTCAGCAGTATCTTAAACAGGTATTTGGCATACCTTATAAGCCTCGTGGTAACGCTAAAGACTTCGTACCTCCTGGCTTCGTGAGAGTATCTAATCTACGACCTGGCGACATTGTACGCTATGGAAGCAACTATGGTGGTGGCTATGGGCATATTGGGCTGATAGACGATACAGGTGCTTACTTAGACCAAAACGGCATTAGAGTGCTTGCTGTGGGGCGACAGGGCAAACCTTTCAGTGGCATACAAGCTATCTTCCGACCTACTAAGAAGTTCAATGTTAAAACACCTAAGCCATCTAAGCCGAAGCCAGCCAAGAAGTCTGAAGCTCAGATAGCTAGAGAAGTTATCGCTGGTAAATGGGGTAACGGTACAGTCAGAATAAGTAAGTTAAAAAAAGCTGGCTACAATCCTAGTAGGATTCAAGCTATTGTTAATAAGTTAGTCTAAGGAGAATAACGTGAAAATCAACCCACCTAAAAGAGTTCGACAAGCTATTTATCTAGTAACTGGATTTGGCACACCTATAGTAGCCTACTTGCTAGCTAAAGAGATCATAGGTACACTAGAAGTTGCCCTATGGTCTGCTGAAGTTGCTTTTGCATCTGGTCTAGCAGCCATCAACGTCAAGAAGTAAACTAAAACGTCGTAGCAACCAGGTTTATACCCATTAGCCAAGTATCGCTGGTGGGTTTTTTGGTATTTACAAACTTATTCAATAGGCATATTATCTAAATATCATGCAAGAAAGAATACAATTTTTAGACAACTTTAAGGCGATAGACGTAGGTGCTTGGATAGGTAAGCATCTTAGCTTCATACCAGACCTAGGTTTGACACATGGCGACCACTTACCTAACAGTGGTGCAGCTCCTATGCTCGACCAGTTAACCTTTGACTATCCAGATAAACAACCAGACGCAGAGTTATAATGGGTATTCCAGTTTACTCTCCAGAGCAGGGGAATGAGCTGGAAGATGTACTCGACAGACTCTATGCAGAACGTGGCAGGGCTTTAGACCCTGAATGTACATGGGGTATTAGAAATGAAGCTTGGATAGCGATTGACGGATTATTAGATGTTTATAACTTGATTGTGAGTGAACCTCCAAAGGCAGGCTAGTTTTATTCAGGAGTTCGGCATATAATAAAGCTAAAAGGAAAACAAAAATGGCACAAGGTATAACAGTTCAAGGTAAAACACAAAGTGATCGCAACCAGCCAATTCTAGTTGATGAGGGTGGTAGGGTTTACGTTTTACTTGAAGGTGTCTCAACTGAGTCAACCCAACAAGATATTCTCGAGGCTCTCCAGGCTCTCAGTGGCAGCCCAACCACCGGGTACGGTGTATCAAACATTGAAGAGACTGGTACATATAAGTATTTCGGGTTCGAGAATAAAGACGGTGCATGGTATATCATGCGTAAAACTCTGGCTACTAATGTATTCCAGTACGCTTCAGGAACTAGTGATTATGCTACTGCATGGTCTAACAGGGCTAGTCAAACATATGCAAGTTATTCAGCGACATTTTAAGGAGAACACATGAGAGCAATAATCACCCAAAAATCAGCACTAACCATGAACCTCAGACAATCGTTTATATTCGACATTATAGACAATGATGGGACTGTATTGCTTGCAAGCCAAACTGTTGATAATCTGTCGAAGGCTGGAGGTGTATCATAGCTCTTCTTACCTACAACGGTACTAACTTCGACACTATGCTCGGTAGTACTGCTATGGGTACAGGTGCATTTGACCAAGAGTGGGACGAACGAGCAGGAACGGTGGTGTACGCATGAAACCAATCAACCGCCGATACC